GCTTTCTTTGTTTTCTTATTGGTTATAATGTACACAAAACCAAATTTATGATCAAGATCAGGAGCAAAGGGCTTTCGTTTATACTTCCAATGCATTATTCAAGCTCTTCAAATTCTTCATGAACTTCAGTTAGACGGCCTGTCTCTCTACCGTAGAATACCTTACATGCTGGTCCTGTCAAGCCAGAAAACCTGTTCTTGATAACTCGTACCGTTGTCGTGTGTCTCTCTATCTCATCCTCATGCTGACCGTTTCTCTCTAGTCCAATCACTATGTCTGATAGCTGACCTATGCTGGCAGACCCTCTAAGCTGAGAGAGTGAGGTAACAGCACCCTCTTCATGACCTGTAGAAATTGGTCTACGAAGATGAGATACGATCAACAACCCAATATCAAGCTCTTGAACAATAGTTCTCATCTTAGTCATAATTTCGTCTAATGCACGTCTTTCATCAGAGTTAGACTGGTCAGAAACTATGATGCTTATATGATCTAGTACCACATATTTACAATTTAGAGCTTTTGAGAAGTATCTTATACGATTTAAGATAGAGTCAATAGAATTTGAACCGAAATGGTCATAAAAGAATAACCTTCCTGTTCCTAACGTGTCATCGAAGTATGTCTTTAAGTCTTCACTCTTTACAGAACTAAATTCTGAAGGTAAGTGTAAACATTTATTAGCTTCAAGGCTCATGAAGGCAAGCCCACTTCTTTTAACAGATTCTTCCATGAACATCATACCAATATTATCTTTAGTATTCTTAAAGATATGATAAATTAATTCTCTAATGAACTGTGACTTACCTAGTCCAGAACCTGCTGTGATGGTGACAAGTTCTCCCATACGTATACCATATGTTAGATCTTGTAGACCCTGGAAGGGGTAGTTGATAGCAGCTTCTGTAGCTCCCTCAACAATCGTATCCCACATCTCTTGACCGGATATGATGCCTTCAGGAGTATAGCTTTTAGCATCCCACCAATCTTGAACAAATGACTTATTCTTATTATTGAGTAGATAATCATTAGCGTCTTTGTATTTGAGGTTCATCACCTTTGCTTTGGGTGATAACATCTCTGCTACTCTAGTAGCTGCCTTCTTTCCAACATCATCATTATCAAAACAGATAACAACAGTATCAAACGATGTTAGGAAATCGTAGTTGTCTGATACATCCTTCAGTGCTGAAGGTGCACCGTTACGGATTGAAACTACAGGCCACTTACTCCCCAGTATCTGATAGGCAGACATGGCATCTACTTCGCCTTCACATAGGGTAACAAACTTACCACCTTCTGGAAAGATATTTTGTCCAAAAAGGCCAGCACTCTTTATGTCTCCTTCGGAAAAGAATGTCTTGTTCTCAATATTCCTTACCTTGTTAGCTACGTGTTCTCCTTCTTTATTATAATATGGATAATAATGTTTAGAACCATTAAGCATGGTTCCATATCGTCTGCATGTACTCTCTTCAATTTTCCTATCTGGAATAGGTCCGATAGTTCCTGTGCTCACTTTAGTACTTGAGACAGAAGGTTGCATATAATACTCCTCATGTATTGGTGGAACATAATACTTACAATCAGGTGTAAAGCAATTCTTATGACCGTCTTTGTATACTCCTACATTATTCTTACTACCACATTTAGGACATGGTTCATGTCGTAAAAATCCCATTTCTCTGTTTTACCTCATGTGTTATCTCATTAACTTGTGGTTCCTTAGTTACTTCTGTTAAGTATTTTACACTGTCACTGTATCTAAATACTCTCATATTTGGAAAACATGTCCATTTATAAGAACAATATCCACAGTCTCTACTAAGTTTCATGTTTCCAGATTTACCATCTGGTACAGATTCATAACAAAAGTCAGGGACTATATCACTACTAATAATCTTCTTTAGTTTTTTGATACGTTCCCCAGCATTAATTAATGTGAACTCATCTATTTCTAGTAAGCACATATCTCCAGTAACTTTATTTAAAGCTAGTAGATAACCAACATCTTTACCTTCTCCTTCAACATAGCCACTTATTTGTCCTATGTATCCAAAAGGATCATCAGATTCTATAGATCCTGATTTAAATTTACGAAAAGCAAAGTCACTTGCAGATTTAATATCCACAATTTCATCATCAATAGTACAATCTATATGACCGACTATACTATTAACTTTTATTTTCTTTTGTAAATTATCTACTTCGTGTCCTGATTCTTTAGCCAAGAAGATTACAAGTTCTTCAATTATGGAACCATATAGAAACTTTATTAAGGTTGGCCCTGTATAACTCTTTTCAATTTTAGGACCATTAATTTCCATCCAGATTTTACGGTCTGGTTTACCAATTGAAGACATTCGTAAAGATTTTTCACCACTATCTCCTCTCTTTTCTTCCATCTGTTTAATGACAGCACTACGAATTCCCTCTAAGAAGGCATCCAAGTTATCTTTGGACACCTTCTTGTTGGATGTAATACGATCATATATGTCTGGAATTAATTGTGAAATGTGCATAGTAGCCCCTTCCCTCGCCCACTATGCTTCTTGATCATACGAGAACATAGTTTCTCATCACAAGCCCTAGTACTCATTTTACTAAACTAATTCGTCATCATCATCAAAGTCTGTATCTATATTGTATTTAACCAGATTAATGAGTTGAACCTTGTTAAGGTACATGGACGTTCCGCTTTGATCAATAAATCCATGTGTCTTATTGAAGATAACCTTAACTTTTACGTCACTCCCATTACCAATAAGAGTTTCTGGATCAACAGGATTCTTACTCGTATCCATAATAGGTACAATATACTTTGACTTTGGACTCACAAAGTCTCCACGGTCATCTTCTTTATTCTTAATGTGAACACCATGAGAAATTAACATATCTTTATTGTCTTCTGATAGTTCACAAATGTCCATTTGATACTTTTGAGATAGCTCATCCTTACGATTAAGCTTAGTCCAAAAAGCTTTGCCTGTAATAACGGCAGTTTCTTTAGCTATATTAACCATCATTTATCTTCCTTTCACTTGATTGAACTTGAACTATAGTAACACACTAAAAACGGTATGTCAACCCTAATGGATTAATCATATCGTTTGCATACCTCGATCTGTAAGATACTCCAATCTTACGGAGTTCTTCTGAAAGCTCTTCATCAGCACTCTTACGAGCTTCAAGAGCGAGTCGTACACCTCCTAGTCTCTTTTCACGATATACTTCTTTAGCTTCTCGAAGTTGAGAAGACATATCATCAATAGTAATTTTTAATTCATCTTCAGTCATATCTCTAAATAAAGTATCTTCCGTCATTCATTACTCCTTTCTTATAATTTAACCTTTTCAAGTAGGGTAACAGGAATTGTATAAAATTGTTCACCTTTAGGTACATACCTATTAGGAACTTCTACAACTTCAGCTTTCTCTCTAACTATATAATCAGGAATTACCCACATTTCTTTACAATCATTTCTAAGTACATAGAATGTTAGTTCACTTTCAATTTCATCAAGAAGTTTCTTCTTACGATAAGGTATTCTTATGTCTGTCCAAGACTTAGGCCATTCACCCTGCCAAGAAAGCTTAAGTTCTACTTCACTAAATGTAATAACACCCTGACTAGACACACTTTTCACATCACATTTATAATTTTCTTTATTTTCTTTTACTATATGATTCTTACTACGTAAGAATTCTATAATTTTTCTTTTACCTTTACCATCTGTTTTATTATATAAATACCTATCAAAAGGTTTTGTCTTAGTCAATGTGTTTGTTCCCATGTTACTCCTATCTTTGCATCTGCATTTAATGCAATTTTCATATTAAAGTATGGTGAAACTCTTGCTATACATAGATCGGCTAAACTAACAAGTTCTTCAGCATCATCTTTATGAACTTCATACTGTTGTTCATCATGAATTGTATTAACTAGATAAGCTTTTAATTTTCTCTGTCTTATTTCTTCATCTAAAAATATAGCCCATTGCTTACAACATATTGCACCACCACCTTGGAGTAAGGTGTTAAGAGCGGCATGGGAATGCCTAATCATCATCCTTCTTCCGTCTATGCCTCTAATGTATCCTCTAGATGCAAACTTCTCTACACTTTCAACCAGACTAGCAAGTTTAGGTAGACCTGTCAAGAACTTTTGTCTTAGTCTCCTACCTTGTACTGCTGACCCATTAATAATGGAGCCTATCTTTCGATCACCGGCTCCATAGATAAAAGCATATATAAAAGTCTTAGCTGCTGTTCTAGTTGGGAGTCCAGCTAACTGTTGATTATATGAATGAGGATCTCCTTCTATGACTTCATGAATATATTCATCATCACCCATGTAGTTGGCTAACATTCTCAATTCAAGTCCTTTAGCATCCATTCCAACTAACACATATTTTTCATTGGAAGTAGTCCAACAAGATCTACATTCTTTTCCGTATGGTTTATTGTTGGAAATTATATTAGCCATGTTAGGTTCAGAATGTACCATACGACCTGTTACTGCACCCATCGTAATGACCCTGCCATGTACTCTATTATGATTATCAATAACATCAAGCCAGCTTTCTATAGTCTTGGCTCTGGTCTTTAGCATCTTCCACTCTGCTAGTCTTTTAACTTCCTCTGGTGCTGAAGAGGATATAGTTTGTAGATTTCTTTCATTTATCTTGGGAGATCCTTTAGGGGTAAACTCAATAGGCTTCCAACCATACTGATTTAATCTCTCAATGATTTGTTTTGGTGATGCAAGATTAAATTTTTCAAATTCAATTGCACAGAAATCACCAGCAATAGTACTGATATCATAATTCTTTAACCCTACTGTAGATAATGTAC